CTTACCTCTAGCAGTCATCGTGCCCTCTTGCAGTTTCATAGAGTGGGTGATGATCATGTTGTCGTTGCGGATGTTCCGGATCTCATCACCCTTAACCTCGAGGAAAGAGGCTATGCCCCAGTCGTTAATGATGTCTACGATATCTCTGTAGATCGAAGTTGTTAGGGCACGCTGAGTATACCTTGCGATCACACCCCTAAAGTATTCATCTCCCATTAACTTCATAACGAAGTAAGCAGCTATATTTGTAGATTTTCCCGATGCACGGCCCCCGGAAATTATCCAATAAGTCTTATCCTCATAAAAAATCGGGGCATAAGAATCTAGGAATTGAAACTGCTTAGCCATATAGACTTAGGCTTTTCTTTTAGCCCAAAATGACCAACCGAAAGAGATGAGCACCATTAAAGCTCCTGTTACTTCAAGAGCGGTTGCTTCGTCGATCCAGCCTCTGTAAATGGCTATTGATCCTAGTCCAGACAAGAAGTGTCTGATAAGTCCAAGTGTTTGTTCTTGTGTCATGATTTGTCGTTTTTGTTTTCGGGGAGGACTATGTTAATCGGATTGAAGTCCTGGCCATCCTTGCCCGTTATTTCCTTCCGGGATACCTGAGGCACGAACCTAGTGGATATTTCAATCCAGTATTTGAGGAATTCTGCAGGGGACTTATCATAGACCTTCTGGAGAGCATCCTGTAGTTTATCTTCGTGTCCAGCAAGCAAGGCAGCAAAGGTTTCTTTAATTGATTCTGATGTTGCGTTGCCAACCCCAGCTGGTCTGCCTTTAGGGTTGCCCGATTGTCCTGGTTTCCAAGGCATAGTTTTATTGTTCTTTACTATAGATATGATTTACGAAAATATTTCTGAAATCAAGTCCCTAGTTGTGGATTGCTTAGTCATTTCAAAGTATTCCTTCATCTTAATCTGCCACATTTTTTCATAACTTTCGTTAGTGTTTTGTCTTCCGATCATGTATTGACTAACCCATTCTACAGCATCAGACCTTGTGGTGGTGTAATTCCTCTTCCAATACATGATGTGATCTATAACTTCCACTAAGTCTTCGAAGTCCTCTATGTGTTTTTCTATTGTGTCATATCCATAACCCATGTAATAACATTGTAATTTGAAAGAGGCCCTACTGAAACAGACAGTATAACCATCCTCCATATAGATTTGGTAATACTTCTCTTCGTTAGCGATTGTATAGTCATTATTCTCTGCCCATTCCCAAAGTGCCCTAGGCATTGGATGATCTTTTGCCTTTGCCTTGTCTGGTAAGTTGATCCAATCCTCTTGTCTCATCCGAACATGTTTACGTATTGAACACCATCTTCTTCCCATTGTCTTATCTCACCCTTTATCTGCAGGTGATTAAGCAGCAACCTCAAGTCCATTGGGTTGCAGTTAAGTTCTAAAGCCCACTGGGCGATATCCACTGGGATGTTCTTGTTGTTGACTGATTTCACAATCAGGTAAGCTATTAGTTTTTCTTTCATCCTATTTTACATTTACGTTTACAGAGGGTTTTTTAACCATCTCTTTTAATTGTCATCACTAGCACTTTTTTTTTTCTAGTGATAGTGATTGTTGTTTACCATTTATTATAATATTATTTGTAAAGTTGTAAAGTTAGTTATAAAAACATATCATACACTATCATACGGTTCAGTTTTGAGGTTTACAACTCCCTTTACAAGATTTACAGAAATGCATAAAATTTTACAGGAATCACCATAAACCTCCTTTTTCCTTATTTGGATACACAGATTCTCTTGGAATACAAATCCATCTTTCAGATGATCGATGGAATTCTCTAAGTGATCCTTCTCTGGTAATTGCGTTTTCAGGTTGGGGATCAGGATTAAATTTTTCAATAGTTTCCTTAAACCACTTAGTCTCAAATCTACCTTGGTATTTTAGAATGTCATCCTTCCATTCGGTAATGGTTGCATTGAAGTATTCCTTTTCAGAATTCTTGGCGAACCAATCTTTCAAATACTCCAAGATAAAGTGATACATGTTATCTTCTGAGTGTTCAATTACCATATCTCTGATCGTGGTATTAATCACAGAGTGTGGTAGTCCAAATCTGGATTTACCAGTTTCTATTTTATTTTTAAAGTCCCTTTGTTGTAAAAAGTATAGGAAGTATGGTATTTCATCTATGAGATTCTGTAAAAATTTAGGATCAAAAGACTTAAATCTTGGCACCTGTCTTAACCAATATCTGTTGTCATTCTGGTTTATCTTTAGAAATCTCTTAACCTCATTAGATGCGACCATGAACCTACCATGAAAATCGATTTTCTCCTTGTTCTTATGTTTTTCTTCCAAGTATCCTTTTTCGGATGTTGTCCATATCCTAAGCTTTTTACCCAAGTCTATCTTAGATTGACCAAGTTTACCCTCGTCAATGCAAATAAAATTGGAGGTTACCCAAATATGATTGAAGTTACTGGCAAAGTCTTCTGATGCCATAATGGTAACATTATCATGACCGAACATATAGGACAACCACTGAAAGAATGTTGTCTTACCAGTTTCATTCTCTTCAGAAAGTAAACAAAGCACGTGAGTTTTTTGCTTCGGATATAAATACCATAACTTCATCAAGTCAAGTCCATCCTCGAATTGTTCTTGGAATATGTGTTTAACAAAATTTATGGAATGCTCTATGTTGCCTTCAACAGGTGACCATTTTAATGGATGAAAGAGATTGAAGTAAGATCCACTGTGTCTGATTTTTCTGAAATAATCTGGATTATTTTCAAACCCTTTGTACTTGGTAACCTCTTTATTGGCACCTCTTCCGTAATCATCGTTGATTGTATCCTTATCCCAAGGTATTCTTACCTCTTCCAGAAATCCTGTTTTATCATTCACCTTATGGTCTATGTGATAATACTTGGTGCCTATTCGGACATAATCATTAATTCTTTGAGTGCGCAAATACCTTAATTGTGCTGCGTGATATAGTTTGGCAGTCTTTTTATCGTGAAGCAATTCTGGATCCAATGGATTTTCTAATCCCTCATTGTAAGATTCAGTTATGGCTTTTCTTGCTGCATTCAAATCTTTGATATCACCATTGCGTTCTACAGCAGCAAGTAATTGACTTAGACTTTCGGTGCCCCACCATTTGGAAGCAACGTTTTGCCCAGTTTTATATGCCATGTAAGTAAAGTCATACCACTTATTGGTGCTCTGATTGGTAAAGCGATCTAGGTATTCTTCGAAGACTTCGTTTTTATTATCTGGGGTTTTGTGCTTCTGGTTTCTTAAATTAAGATGAATATTAACGTGCAAGGGCTTGCAGTCAAGATTAACATGTGGATTTTCCATGTGCGCAAGATGCATACCCATATGCACCATTGACTGAGCAGGATCTAGTTTAATACCCCATCGCTGTTCTAATAAAGGGTATATGTCATTCTTGATTGTTTCTGTAGCAAGTTCTTTGTTACCTGATTTGATCTTAAATGATTCCGGTTTACACATGACCAATCCCTTGAATCCACCGGAGGGTGAATAAAAAGCAAGTAGCACATTCGGATCGGAACAAATAATAGTTTCAAAAACCTCTTTACATTTAGGAGTAGAGTATTTAGGTAACACATCTATCCAATTAGGCACATCCCAAAAGGTAGGATTATCCTTAAGATCAAAATCAAAAGGCACTAACCAAGTGTAGTTAAGTGATGCTTTTTGTAAAAATCCTGTTTTGTTTATTTTATCGAATATACCTGCAGGGAAAAACCTAGGAAGTTTCTTTTTATCCTGGTCATCACCATATCGCCTGTATTTTTCGGTAAGTGTTTTTACATCCTGATCTGAATTAATTATGTTAGCAATCTCATGTAGATTGACCACGCCATCAGGAACTTTTCTATCGTATTCACCTTCACCTGTAACCCAAGAAAATTTATAATTTTCCAAGATTTTAATTTGTTGCTCTTTATTTTCCATTTATATAGCATCTTTTTTTGTCCAATCATGTGTTTCACCTGCTTGTTGGATTTCATCTGGATCTATCAAATGACCGTAAGCATGATTAACGTAGTCAAAAATGTAATCTGTCATCTTATTAACCCATTCGTTACAGGGTTCATGTCTTGAAAGTCCATATTCGTGATAGGCAACTATAAATTTTCTCACAATCCTTTCTAAGTCGTGTATCTTATTCATACGCGCATAAGAAAGTGCATCGCTAAAATCTTTGTTGTTGACCCAATCTTTGGCGTGCATGTGTTCTTCCCAGTCTGTTTCGGTAAGTCTTACGTGACTAATACCGTATTCCCAATCACCTTGATAATCGATATTGCCCTGGGAATCTACTTTCCATTTACCGAATTTCTTTTCTTTTACTTTTTTTCTTGGTTTCATAAGCTTTAGAATTAATTAATTGATCAACAAGCTTATTACGCAGAACAGAATCCTCAGTAGTCAGAATGACTTCGAGTTGGGTAATATAGTTTTCGTAATACTTTAAATTCATATACTGTGTAATTTGCTTGCTATTATCTTTACTTTATAATCTATGTATGAACTTTTGTTTCCAAAATTCTTGCCTTTTTATGTCCGCACAAAAAAAAGTCCCAGGAAATATCAAAACCTGGGACTTATAGATTCGAGCATGAATCTTGAAAATGACCTAGCTACATATGGATAAAGAAATAATAGCAAATAAAATCAAAACAAATTACCGTGTATACGAATATACGGTTGCTAAGTCATCAATTTATATATCAAAGCACACTTGAAGTTTCTCATATTCGAAGTCGATATACAATTTTTTCCAATAGTATCCCGATTCTTTCCTTGTCGTATACGTTGTTAAACCGGTCTTGGTAAAGCAGATTATACACATCCAGTATAACTTGCCTCTCCTCTATCTTTAATCTCTTTTTGCCTACATAGTCTATCACAAGTTCTAACAATTGTGCTTCTTGCCAGCCATAAGTTTCCCATTCCACCTTACGCTTAAGGGATCTACCAACACGCTTAATAGTATTCCACACAAAGTTTTTGTCTACATCAAACCTTTGCACTATTTCCATAATGGTCATCTCCTTGAAGTAATACGAAAACATAATGTTGTATTCAGAAGGAAAAAGACTATCAAAATACTTCATCACCAATTCAAACTGATCATCGGTTGTGCTATCATACTCTTCATTAGGTGGGCTATGATAGACTTGGTATTCCTGTGCTTTGGCTTTGCGATACTTGCTATAGAATGGAGATGATGTGGAGGACCAAAGATTTTTCGTTGTTCTTGCTACCCACCAGGTAAACGAATCAGTGAATAAAATGCGCTCTTTCTTTTCCGGGGCCAGTTCCACCCAGATCAGAGCTACCTCTTGTGTCAGATCACCAACTAAGTCCTTGTCTTTGCATATGTTCCTACAGATGGTTTCTATAGTTTTATATTCCTCATGAAAATTCAACTGCCTCAGTCTTTCTTTTTGGTCTCTTGGAATTTAGAGGTCAACAGATAATGCACATAGGTGCTAAGTTCTTTCATTTCTTTTGCTATTTCTGCTTTGGTCATCCCTGAATCAAATAGTTCGTGTGCTATTTTTCTCAAATCATTTACCTCCGCTGTAGTTCTGTAACGACCTCTTGGATCTTTTTTCCAACCTCCTCTTACCCTTACCCTGTTTTGGTTGGGTCTTTCTTCACCCCAAGATGTTTGTTTAGGAAATCCATATTTGTCAAGAGCAAGACTTATACCTGTTTGTTTTTCATAGGGTTTTCTTAGGTAGTTTGGTAATTTCTGTAAAGCCCAATAAGGTCCAGGAAAAAGACCTTTAGATTTTATCACCACATCACGTTTAAGCATATATTCGATGCTGTTCTTTTTGAAAGTTTTATAATTTTCAAGTGCCTTTTTCTTTTGTGAATTATGATACAGTAGGTTGTCTCTGGTTGTGTTGTAAGGATTACCATCAAGTGGCACAACCTGGAAAGGGACATCCATACTGCCGGCAAAACATTGTGCTACAAGTTTTTGTTTAGGAATAGTAGTTTTTAAAGTTTTAAGATCATTAAGTCCTACATTTTCCGACAACACCGAATAAGAATAATAAGTTATGCTTTCCCCTGGATAGATTACACCAATTTGATTTACTTTAAGATCCCACAAAGGATGTGGATAAAAAATTTCTTCCTCTTCCAATTCTAGTTGTGGGAAACATGTTTGGAAAATATGTTTAGGATTGGGTATGATCATACAGTTTATAAAAAAGCCTAGGGGATCTGTGAATAAAACGAGTAGAATACAAATGGTAAGAAATTTTGACCCCCTAGGCAAATTATATATCAAAAGCAATTCTTGAAAATCCGACCCGGATCGAAAATTTCCAAATCGATTTAGATACATATAGTAAATACTTAACAAAAATGGCAAGAACTACTTACACATTTTATTATCTGCACGATCCACGTAATGAAGAGATGGGTTATGTAGGTATGACCACCGAGCCAATACAAAGAAGAATACGCAGACACATTCAGGAAGCGACTGAACGTAACCATAGCCCTGAGTCTGAGAAAAACAAATGGATCAGAGATTTGCTTGATGCTGGATTGAAACCAAGATGTCAAGATCTAGAAGTAACTGCTTATAAAGATGCCACCCACGCAGCACAACGAAGGGAATATTGGATTAGTAAAATGAACGAAGAAGGTAAGGCACTAACTAATATGACCACAGGTGGCTTAGGCACTCCCGGTTTATCCATCGAACATACCGAGGAAAGTAAAGAGAAATTAAGTGAAGCAGCTACAAGATTTGGTGACGATTCCTTAGAAGTAGCCATAGCAATGAGAAAAGAAGGTAAGACCTACAAAGAAATCTATGAGCATTTAGGTATGTCCCGCACTAATTTTTATAAGGAATACAAAGACAAAGTAGCAGAAGCCTGCCAATGAAAGGATACCATGTAGTTTGGGAAGCACCAAGAACCCAAAATTATATGCAATGGGAAGTTCTATTGCAATTACTCTCCGCTAAATTCTGGAAAGAAGTCAACGGACACATAGGTCTCCTGTGTGATCAAAAAACCCTAGATTACTACAAAAGCTTAGGTATGGATGAGGTTTATGATGAAATAGAAATACTTGACAAAGACCTATTGGAAGGCATAGATCCTAAAATTTACTTCGCAGCCGGCAAGTTAGCCGCAATGCTACAGGTGCAAGGGGATAAGGTTGCTTTTTTAGACACAGATTTACTGCTTACCCAACTGCCAGAACCATTTGACTTAGAAACAGTAACTGTATTTCACAGGGAAGCACTAAACGATAAGGTATATCCCAACTTTTGGGATAAGTGGCAGACTGAAGAGGATGTAGATATCAGCGCAATGGCTCTAAACTGCGCACTTGTTATCTGGCCACAAGAAGAGCTTAGAAGAAACTACGCTTCGACTGCATTGAAATTCATGAGAAGCAACACATACCACGGCAGAATGCCTAAAAATGTGCTTATGGTAACCGCAGAACAGCGTATGTTGGGGATGTTTCTAAAGAATCGGGGTATTATACCCAATTATGTAATCAAGGACATTTACATTCCTACACTTTTCCAAAAATCCTTGAGCTGGATGCAAGATGGGTTAGGTAGTAATCTGGAACAAATATCAGAAAAGTTCCTACATCTATGGGGACACAAGGCTGTATTACGGGAAGACCCGTTCGAAGCAGCCGAATACACTATGCAATTATTTAATCTCTGTGAAAGGTATCCAGAGCTTGACGTAGAATCCATACTAAATAAAATGTCAAAATGAAAGGAGTTTTAGTCCATATAAATGGTGGAATGGGCAAATGTGTCTTGTTCACCGCTGTAGCAAAATCATTCAAACAACAATACCCAGACCAAGAATTGGTCGTGGTCAGTGGATTTCCTGAGGTATTTCTAAACAACAGAAATGTAGATCGCAACTTCGCTTTCAATCAACACGGACTTTGGAGACAATATTATTCCAATGATGATTATGATGTTGTAGCACAAGATCCATATTTACACGAAGATTGGATTAAGGGCAAGTCAAGACATCTGATTGATGTTTGGTGTGATCTTTTAGATGTAGATTCTTTATATGATAGACCAGAACTTTTCTTTTCTGGACCGGAGGTCGAAGATTTACAAAGAATGATTAATGTAGACCGACCACTTCTTGTAGTGCAAAGCACAGGAGGATCAAATCCCGGTGCAGTTAGTTGGACCAGAAATCCACCAACAACAGAATTGGATGATTTTCTTTCTAAGTTTAGTGATTCCCATTACATCCTACATTTATGCCAACCTCAAACCCCGGGGTTAAAGTCAGTAAACCAAAGAATGGAGGGGATGTCTAGAAGACAAGCATTGTGTCTTGTGTATTTCGCACAAGAGTTTGTTGGTATAGACTCTTTCGGTCTGCACACCAGGGCAGCAAATCCAAATGCTGGTCCCTCACATTTCTTCCTTTGTTTGCCAGAGGTAAGGAAAAGAGTTGCTTATGAATCAGATGCTATACATTACGTGCCCCTGACAGAGGAAGCATACTCATATCTTGAAAGCAATTGGGCATATTATGCAACCTTATCTAGGTATACACTTGAGGAGGCACCTGAGAATTGCCCAGTGCCTATAGGTGTTAAGTGGTTTGATTATTAAGTTCTACTTAATGTAGTTTGGAAAGCAAGATCTAAACTTGCCAGTGTTGACATTTCGGTGTGTAAAAGACCGTTGGTTGCATAAAAAGATGCAAGTCTTCTTTGAGAAAAATTTGTGTTATACATCAACAATCTTAAAAGACTGTTAGGTGTTGAATCTGAATAACTTACTGTTGCCTCAGTGCCATTGTAATAATTTCTGTATTGGGATGTGTTTTCTCTGTTGTATCCATAGAAACCAACTGAGGTTGCATTTGCTGCATTATAAACACCCGCTAAAGTATCAAGTCTGGTTGCAAGTTGATCTGTTGCATTTCTTGGATTTAAGAATGTATCAAGGATTCCATTATAACCCCATAAAGAATCACTACCCAAAGCACCAGTTTCGAAGTTTGAATACCCGAAAAATCCTTGGGATCCGCTCCATGCTAAATCATTAATTCTTAAACCCCCAAATCCGTCTACACCATTACCCTTAACCCCGCTTGCATTATGAGTTATCCCGCCATTCCAAGTAATTCTATAAGCGGCATCTAGATCTCTTGGGTCTACCAAATTCCATTTGTGTGAGGTTGCGGTTCCACCTACAAAAGGATAAACAGCAACCATTTTGGTCCATAAAGAATTTGCTTTTAGTCCTAGCGTTAAGTTGTTAACAGCGGTAATTTGAGTGGGATCTGTAATACCAGCAGCAGTTAGAAATGCTTGGGCATCGGGATCTATAGCGATTTCACTTGCCTTGCGTGTAGATGTGGTATTGAGATTTAAGTTTAGCATGATTAAATTCCTGGGTAACTGAAATTGTCTGCGTAATAAGTAAGCAGTGCATTTAAATCGGTTGCTGTTATTTCAGTTGCCGATGTTGGATCAAAGAACCAACCAAATGCTGCAAGATCAAAAGAATTGGATTGATTTGCATTTGCACCAGCGTTACCAACATTTAGTGTAGCACCAGTTATGTCAAAACTTCTTACACCAGAAGTATTTGCATCAAAAGTTGCCTTTTCGTAAAGAGCATTATCGTAACTTGAATTTCTGATATAAGACCACATATTGAAGTTTGTAGTTCCAATTGCATTCCCCGAAGTTGTTAAAATTTGATTACCTGTTTCTCTGTTACGACCATACATTTCTTGATTCAACCTGTTCTTAAATAAATTCATATCTGAATTGGGAACATCAGCACCAGTCCAATTCATCAATTGTGTTCCGTCGCTGGATTCATTATTCTTCCAAATCATAAACATGCCGTAGTAATCTCCAGCATCTATAGATCCTGGGTTTGCTGCATTAATCCGAATGTAGTCTTGTTGCACAGCATTATCGGCGGTTCTAAATTCCCATGCTGGTGCTGTAGAAGATCCGTTATGTGTATGACTTGAGGATCCACCTGAACCTCCAGTCAAAAAAGATGCTGTTGTTCCATTGCCTGAAAGGTCGATTAATTCAGAAGAATAATCCGCCGAATAAAAGGCAACAAACTTTTGTGCAACAGCAAGAGGTCCTGCCCAGGGGGTTGGTCCTCCTCCGGCACCTCTTCCAGAACTTGTTGTATTGAGGTTAAGGTTTAACATAATTAATAAAGAGCGTAAGCGGTCCCTGCAGATACGGAAGTTACATTGCTTACTCTGATTGGCTGGTATCCAGCTGGAAGACTAACTGTTAGTGTTTGTCCACCTGCCGTAGTCAAAGCTACTGAGGCTGCATCAGTCAAAAGCAATGAATAATTTCCTACCCCTGTCAAAGTTCCAGAAGTTGCTCCTGGTGTAATGACTTGGATATTCTGAGAACTTGCATACTGTAGGGCTTGAGCCATCGCTTGTGTATAGCTAACTGAATCCCAAGTGCTTAGTGAATCTGGTGAAGTTATCATATTCTTTTTTTATTTGTGTTTTTAGTAAACTATTTTTAAGTCTCCTGTTGCTGTTTTATACACCATACCGCCGGTCAATCCAGCAGTTAAGGCTGCTGCATTATCAGCATGAGTTGGTGCGGTTTCTATGTATAAACCATTTACGTGTGCATGGTCTGTAGCAACTGATGTTATTCCAGAACCAATTACATAAGAGTTAGTGTGATTTATGGTATTAAGTTCACCTAAAACTCCTGTGCAAGTAGCAAATAAATTGTTGTCATAACCAAGAGAGTATGTTCTTGGTGCTGAATAACAGTTGCTAAATCCAATATGGAAAGAACAGTTAGCATTGTTACATCCTGTATTGTTGTTTCTTCCGATCAGAACCGAAGTATCTCCTCCTTGGTTTCCGTTGTTTGAACCAAAATGGAAGTGATAGTTACCACCTTGGTTATAGTTGTTCTCTCCAATAACAATAGAATTACTACCGTTAGAGAAGTTGTTGGAACCAGCAGACAATACGATAATGTTATTACCGTTACCCAATCCGTTGTTATCCCCGGAATTCATCAGGATGGAATTGTTGTTGTTGGCAGTAAATCCTAATGGTCTTGTTGAAAATACAATGTTTCTTGCTCTGTATGAACCAACTTGAATGCAAGTTCCAAATGTGATGTTGTTGTTTGCACCGATTTGTTCGTATGTGTCCCGACCAATTAAAACTGTATTATCTCCTATAGCACGGGTATTATGTCCTATCGCTATAGAGCAGTTACCGGTTGAACATGAGTCTCTACCGATTGTAATTGCAGAATTACCACTTGCAGTGGATTGGCCGATTGCTACAGCATTTGGTCCATCAGATGTAGCATATACACCAATTGCAATTGATCTATCGCATGCTGCCAATGTTTGAACTCCCAATGCAATACCCCCTGTCCCTGTAGAAAGAACATTACCATTGAAAGTAAAAGATCTTTCTCCTAGAGCAGAACCATTTATGGCAATGGAACCACAATGTGCTGCTGCGTTTCCAATGGCAACTTCACTTACTCCAGCAATATTGTTTAGTGTTCTTGCATTTGTTCCTAAAGCAATACCGTAATCTGTTGATGCAGATGCACCCGATCCGATTGCTATACTTTCAACTCCAGATGCTGTTGGCACTGTTGAGGTTAAATCAGATCTCATTGAATCTGTTCCAGTTCCAGCAACCAAACCTGCTGTTGCTCCTGCTGGACTGATACCTGAGGTTCCTGAACTTCCATTCGCTCCTGTTGCTCCTGTAATGCTGACCCCTGATGTTCCTGATGAACCCGAAGTGCCTGAACTTCCGCTTGTTCCGCTAACTGCTGTTTCACCAGTGGCTATAGCTTGTATATAAATTTCTGGAACATCAGTGTTGAAAGTTGCAGAATAATCTATATTTACCCTAAATCCAGAAGCTGTTTTACTTGTAATTGTCCAATAATTACCAGTGCTGGTTAAATCAAACCATTGGTCGTCAGGACCTGTTGTAGTTCCATCTTGCCATTGTATATCAATAGAATAATCTGCAGAAGAAAATGGCTGTGTAAAAACAACATCATAATACCATGCTGTTCCAGATGGGGGAGAAACTTGAGTAAAGTCTGAACCTGCCAATTTATAATTTTTAGCAGAAAGACCTAACGGGGTAATACCCGAAGTTCCACTTGAACCGGCTGCTCCTGTTGCTCCTGTAATACTGACCCCTGACGTCCCTGACGAACCCGATGTGCCAGAGCTTCCGTCATTTCCGTTGTAAGCAATCTGACTTACGTTTACCCAAACAGATGCTGAGTTTGGAATACCAACACCAGTTTTAGCTTGTAGAGTAACTGCCAGGTTGGTTGTTTGCCAGTAAATCTCTATAGTGTCTCCATCGTTTACTGCCTGACCTAAAAATTCAAAACTAACCAATCTCTCTGTTGGCACACCAGCAGATTTACGTGCTGCAATTGACATAGTGTGTGAGGAGTTTGGAAAGTCTGAACCGTTATACTTTAACCAGAATGTAATATCCTGAGCATTACCATCAAGGTTGGATGCAAGTGTGTTAACTACCATTTTGTAGTAACCCTTTTTAGAAATGGTAACTGTTCCACCTGATTGGGTAACCCCATTATTGATAGAGGTAGAATTTAAGGTTACTTTGGTTGGTGTATTAATGGTTGCAACCGATTGGTCTGCTGTGCTATAAAAAGAACCGAAATATCCGGTTGCTCCACCAGCACCATCGACACCAGATGTGCCTGAACTTCCGTCTGCTCCCGCTGCTCCAGTAACACCATTAATGCCTGATGTGCCCGAAGATCCGCTGCTACCTTGTAAACTAACAGTAACACCGGTGTCTTTAGTGATATAAAAATTGTCGTCGTTTTTAGCCCACAGGGTTGAATATCCACTTGGTGGAGTTGAAGGTCCTGTTGCGGACTGTAACATTCTAATACTGGCTGTGCTCATATCGGTGTATTTCTTATTTAAATATGTTTAATCCTTACTTTTCTGGGTTTCTATTTTGTAATTCTTTAACTATTTTTATTCCAGTTAAGACAATCATAAGCGCACTTAGCGATATCTTTAGAAACATATCCACGTTCATAGAGGTTATAGCTAGAACTGTGATATTAGCGGGGATAAGCCTTTCGTTGGCTACCACATTACCTAAAATAGCAAAGAAATTTGTCATGATCCTGGGTTACTTGGTAGATTGTCTTGGTATTTCCAGTATTCTTTAGATCCGTAAGGGAATCCTTTTAGGTAAATCGAAGAATACCAAGGTGTTCTTTTATCTGGTGCGATAGTTCTATCGTCGTTGTAGTTTGGATTGGTGTATTCTGGTAGTTCACCAAGTTTAGAGAACTGCGTGCAATAGTCTCTCATTCTTACCAACCAATATTCACCCATATCCTCGTTGCGACCAACCATATACTTAATGGTGTCTAAGTCTAGGGGTTGTGAATTCTCGTTGCTAAACTGTAAAGCCCCTTTGGTAGTTAATTTGTATGAAACAGTTAGGAATGCTTCCGCTGTAGCAAAGAAGATAATAGATTGCTGTAGTTCGTTATCCAGCAAGTTCTTGTAAACAGAATTAGCAGAATCGGTAATGGTTCCATTTATAATTAGGTTTTCAATCTTGTCATAAAGATCTGAACCAAGCACACCTAAACATTTGGTGCGTTGCACTTTTAAGATTGCATTGCGTAAGAATGCAGTGTCTACATTTTCCAGAATATCCGAATTCTGTTTTAGTTTAGCCTCTGATATAAATAGAACTTGATTCATCGTTATCCGTTATTTTCTGCATCTATATTGGTTTCTGTAATTGACTCCTGGGTTGCAGTTAATGGATCGTAGCCAATTAGGTCTCTCATCTCATCTTGAGTAAGTATGTCTTTCATGATAGATTCTGAGAATGCGTAGTTGATTGGTGGCAGATTTTCGAAGTCAGGAGTGAAAGGCAGTTTAAGCAATCTTTGAAGTGTTTCGCTAAACATCTTCTGTGCTGGTTCAATCTCTGTATTAAGCATAAGTTCATATGCCTCTATAAGTTCTGTTCTACCTCCCAATGCTCCTGGTGTAGCAACACCAAATAGGATCGGATTCGTTGCCTGGTGCCCTACAAGAATTTGATTACGCACAATTTCCATAAAGTCATTATACTTTGTATCAGAATCGTTTGTAGCAATGGGCTCTAGTTGTACTCCAGACTCCCCGTTAGAGAAAATCAAAAACATCTCCCCGCTATTGGTACTTCCTGCGTATTGTCTTTTTAATTGTCCATAGATGTAATCCCTTTCCTCTTGGGTTTCAGGCATATCATTAATAATGATAGACATACTTGGAGCAAATCCATTACGAACAGAATTTAGTTTCCAATTGCTAAGCTCGTAATCAAGAGCAATATAGTTAATTGCTCCCCAATACACGGGTTTAGAATAATAGTTAAATCCAGAGGAGTAAGGATGGTAGACAAAAATTTGTGAACCCTCTGGCTTACGTGGGTCATAAGCATCTAATTCTACAATTTTATTTTCTTGTTTTCTGGTATTGTTCCAGTCGTTAGAATAAAACCAAGAATCTATACGACCAAATTCGTTCTTCTTACCTGCACGTAATTTAGACATGTCTACGTGCTCTGCATGTGCAATACCTTGACCATCATTAGACCACACCACGTTAAGTGCCCACATGTTGTATAACCAATAGTCATCAATAAGTGCCTTAAGGGTTTGCTCTTGTCCTAAGTGGAATTGTTCAATGGTTTGTCCCTCTGCTAGTCCAGTACCGTAAGTGTAGAGATTCTTTCTTTGTAGCACCGCGTTGTGCACTGCTGAATTATCCCTTAAGTCAATAAGAAAATCGGACATCTTATTATCCGATCCCCAAGAGATGTATTTCTTCCCAACAACCTGAAATTCCTTCCATTCTGGGATATTAAGCTCTTCCTTGCTGAAGGAATAAATCGTTTGTTTGTCGTTATTCATCATATACGTAATATGTTGGTCCTTGATCGTAAGTGTATACGTTATTATATACCGCCCCATCTACTCTTGCCTTTCCAACCCAGATACTTTGTGCTGATGGAAATGCAGCTTCGAATATTGCCTCAGCATTTACGGTAAACTCTGCATCTAATTCCAATGGATCACAATCAAAATAGGTGAGAACATCTACAGATTCTGGAGTAGACACTATACAGTCTGCGGTTGCTCCAACTGCTTGTAATATTTCTGCCTTATAGCCACCTTGCTCAAGAGTGCTAGGGTTTATAGTAAAGGTATAATAGTCTGAAGATGTAGATGTATTGGTAAGTGTGAAGTTATCAACAGAAAAATCATCCAGTTTAGTTAGTTTTAGAGACAAAGCAGGGTTATCACGAGTCTCTTTATCCCTTAAAACTATGCTAAAGGTCCCTGAACTCTGGGTGTTATCGAAGACTATCATACATCTAAATATGTTTTGTTGGGGTATTTCTTAAAAACTAAAAAAAACTCACCACCCGAAGGTAGTGAGTTCTTAGTTGTTTGGTTTAGGATACTGTTGAATTGATCAAGTCAGTCCATCCAGTTGATGCTATGAAAGCAGCGTCAAGTGTCAATGGAGGATCTTGCTCAACTCCACGGAATTCAAGTGATGCACCGTTTCTGTCTCCAGAAGCTACACCTGAACCACCTTCACCACCGTTGATGTCAAGACCACCAGATTCTCCTAAATAAACGTATTCACCAGTCTTCATTTTAACCACGGCTACGAGGTTATTTTCAGACAAAGTTTTGATAACGTATCTAAGAGTTGGGTTATAGTCGGTAAAGACTACGGTAAGAAGAGTCTCATAAAATAGAGATCCGTTCTGAACGTTTGCATTTGGGGTTGCTGTGAAGCTTGAAGTTTCGGTGATTTGCTTAAATTCGAAAAAACAGCCCGTTGAACCCGCCGTCATTGAGTTGATAGCTTCATCAGAAGTACCAGCTCCAGTAACTCCAACAGCAGTAATATTCTCAGAATTCGAAAAATATACGGTTTCGACACCTCCGATAATTTTACAAGCTGCTGCTGCGTTACGACCTGTGGTTAAATTGCTACATGCCATGTTATTGTCGTTTTAATTTTTTTTTAAAAGTCCCCCAGTTTTACCCGGGGGACACGAAAGGTTTTACTTCTTTTTCTTAGAAGTTTGTTACCGCGTATAGTCCGAACAAGTGAGCAGCGCCCATTTTGTAGCGACTGATGAAGCGAACTTCGTCGTTATCTCTTGAGTAGAAAATCTCGAAGTTAGAGTAATCAGATACAAGATCCGTACCCCAGTAGATGTAACGAGTATCTACCAATGCTACTGCATCGTTAGAGTTAACTGCCAAGTTGTGTGAACTTGAACCTTGTAGTCCGTAAGTTCTTACGATTCTTACGTTTGATCCTGGGAATACGAATTCGCCACCTACTAAGGTATCTGGAGCTACGTGGAAGTAGTTACCTGCGAATAGAGCGTCAACCAAGATTTGGTAGTAAGCTGGAGACACGAACATTACTCTTGAATCAGAGTCTGCAACGTCAACATCTTGTGCTGCGATCATCTCTTGTACTGAAGCGATAATGTTAGAAGAGTTCCAGTCAGAAGCACCAGTAGCAGCAACTACTCTTGTAGCGTCGCCACCCAAGTCAACGATAAGACCGTCAACCAATGCGTTGTTTCCTGAACCGTTTGAAATATCACCTTGCCAGTATTGCTTAGCGATTACTTTAGAAAGAGACTTAGCTTTTTCTTCGCTCAAATACTGCTCGAAAGGAACTTCAGTTAGGATTGAACCTGGGTTCAAAGCCAACTGGGTGTATTTAGACTCAAGAGCGTATGAGTCTAAAATCTCATTTACCTTACACTTGTCAACTGAAAGAGTTACTTTACCAAGTGTGGTAGAACCTGAAGCACCGAAACCAGCAGATCCAGTTTGTACTTTTAGGTCTGATTCGATAGTGTGAATATCTTCAGCTGATTTTACACCAGGCATTACCTGAACGTAAGAAGCTGTTGGGTCAGCCAAAATTGCCTTAGAGATAAGGTCAAGAGACTGCTGATTTGTGTAGTCTGCCAATCCAGAAACTACGTAATTGAAGTCAAATGATTTTTTCATGATTTCTGTTTAGTATTTTATTAGTTGTTATTGCGTAGAGCTTTGATGGCTTCAATACGAGCAGACATTAAGTCTACTGGTCCTTCAGCTGCAAACGCTGTTTGTGAAATAGATTTTTCAGAAGGGGCTTTCTTAAACTCTTCAAAGTTCTTAGAAAATTCTTCTTGTGACTTAGCCATTTCAATAAGAATGCTAGACATCTCGTCCATTTTCTTTTTCATGTCCATAGTTGCTTCTGCAACTTTGTCTTCTACGATAGACACGATTTCTTCGGCGATAGCTTGTGCATCTTCAGGAGTTACGTCAGCAGGAGTTGCCTCGTCGATAGCATCTTTAGCCTCTTCAACGATTTCTTCTCTTACTTCACCAACTTGATCAGCAGCTTCTTCGTCCATTTCTTCTGCAACGGGTGCATCGGATTCTTTGATCTCTAACACTTTACCTTCAGCGTCCAGAACAATAGTTCGTCCATCCTTGAGAGTATGCTCCCCTTCGGGGCCCGGCATCTTTCCATCAGGAGTATCAACGAGAACCATTGAACCAACCTCTAAAGTTTCAGAATCAGTTTCGATCATTCCTCCGTCCATCAATTCCAACATCTCAAACTTGTGTGATGCAAGAACCTCTTTGATTTTAGATAAAATGTTCATCTTGGTTGATAATTATTTTTGGTTGTTTATGTAAATATGAAAGCACGATTTTTTTCCCTTTTTAGGGTGGTGTGTCTGATGTTCCCTCGATTCGGCTTGGTCTTATCCATTCAAGCTTACCCTCGAGGATAAAGCCAATCACGCCTCTAATCCTATCTTCGGTGTAGACCTTATACCAGTTGTTCTGGAATAAGATCCATTTGTTATTATAACTGGTTGTGGGTTTCTTACAGTTGCACATTCTTTAGTATAGAATCAGCTTTGCGACCTACATATTCACCAGATGGTGTCCAGTTGCCTTCTGCATTTTCTGTGTAGATCTCTATAATATAACCTGGGTTATCTGGTGTTCCGCTTACTTCAAAGTCTCTACCTGGCACCTTTTTAGAACCTTCACGAACTATTTCA